GTTACCACCGGATGCACCATAGCCACCGCCACCGCCGCCGCTCCCAGAAACAGATTTCGAGGAAGATGTACCGGAATCACCACCATTGCCGCCAGCGCCGCCGTAGCCGCCACCACCGCCGCCACCGCCGCGTCTAGTGGCATTTGCGCCTCCGCTGCCGCCCTTTCCTGTCCCTGTAAAGTCAAGGTTGAGTGCTGTTGTGTTTGTTCCGTTTGCACCTGCGTTTCCGGTTGTGCCACCAGCACCGCAGAGGTTACTTCCCGCAGTACCGGGCGTTCCGGCGCTCGTGCCGCCTCCGCAACCCCCACCGCCACCATATGTCCCGCCGTTCCCGCCTGGGGTCGGAGATCCGTCACTATAGTAGTTTCCGCCACCGCCACCACCTCCGCCATATGTACCAGCATAACCACCAAGATGTCCGGCACCGCCACCACCGCCACTACCTCCGTTTCCGGAAGAGCCGCCCCCAGAGCCTCCCGCGGCGGAGAGCAATGTGCCGAAGGCAGTGGTACCGCCCGTGCCGCCGTTAGTTGATCCACTTGAACCGGCTGCACCTATTGTAACAGGGATGGCGGTTCCTGCCGCCACGGTCAGAACCTCATGAGCCATGTGTCCGCCACAGCCGCCGGGGCAACCCCGCATACGATCTGCGGAACTGCCGCCGCCACCGCCACCACCAAACAGCAGCACGTCGAACTGTTGCCCTATTACGTTTGCCGGAGCTGTCCACGTTGTACTGCTGTCAATGATTTCTGTAACGAGAGACTGTTTGTACATGACTCCTGTCGTTACCGGCGTCCACGTGTACGTGTTGCCGCTGATTTTGGTGCACACATAAAGCTGATTGTTGGTGTAGTCCCAGCAACGTTGGCCGAGGCCGCCGACTGTGGAGGTTGTCGGCGCGCCGTCTTTCTGCAAAAGAACCGACACATTGAACGCCTCATCCACCGTCGGATCACCCGTCAGACCGAGTGCGGCTGCTGTGGTGTCCTTGAGCAGGGTGTCTTTGTTGAGCGGGGTGCCCTCCTGCGTCGGGCTGTCGGCGCGCACCATATCGTATGTGTTGGTCTGTCCGGAGACGGGCGTGAGCTTTACACGTCCCGGATAGCTGGGAACACGATCACGCATAAACTTTTACCTCCTTTGTATCTTTCCAGAGAAAACCATTTGTAGGCTTTCCAAGCGTTAAACTCTGACAAATCGAGCCGGCCGAAACATTCGCCCGGCGCGAAGCCTCCATAATGCTGTAGTAGTCACAAACAAATTCACCAGACGGCAGGAACTGAGCAACTTTCCAGCCTTTTGTTCGCGCCTGCCGATAGCTGCACGTCCCGTAATTGTTGTTGTACGTACTGTCGCACCACTCGAGGTTTTCAGCATTGTTGTTGCGCTTGTTCTCGTCTTTGTGGTTGATCATTGGTAAATTCTCAGGGTTTTCCAAAAACGCCTCTCCGACGAGCCGGTGCACCAATTTTGTTGCTTTGACTCCGTTCTTGGTCAGGCCGACTTTTTCGTAACCGTTTCCGCTGACGGTTGCTCGGAGGATGCGCTCTTTCTTGGTTCTTCCGATTGTGTCAACATACGAGGCTCGTCTCACTCTGCCCTCGCTGCTTATCCAGTAGCGGTTTTCATAGCCTTTAATCGGCTTCCATATTTCCAAAGCGCTTAACCTCCTAAACTTCCCCGGAGTACAGCTCTCCGGTGTAGTACCATGCCGCCATCATGTTGGTGATAAGCGCGTCGACGTCGAGCAGGATTCGCTCGATGTCGTTCGCTTCGGCAAAGGTCAATTTTTCCATGTCTGCCGGGGTTTCCGGCGTGTCTGCGTACACCGCAAGGGCTGCGCGAATCGTCGCCACATCGGCGAGATACGCGGTCAGCTGCGCGGGCGTGGGGATGTCCGTAACCGTCCAGTCGATTTTTGGGCTGACCGTCACGGCGTAGCCCTGTGCGTTCAGCCGCCCTGCGACGTAGTTTACCGCAGAGCCGACGCGGTTTAGGTCGGTGGCGTTGTACGCGCCCTTTAGCCCCGCGTTCCACTCGGTTTTCTCTGCGTCGGTCATCGATCCGTAGCCCTTTTGGGCGAGCGATGCGACGCGGTCAACATCCGCTTGCGTTCGGTCGGTGATGAGCTTCAACAGGCCGTAGTAGAGCGTAAACTCAAAGTTTGTGCTTGTTCCGGCGCTGTTGATGGCGGTCAGGACGACGAGGTACGTGTCGTCGCTTGCCCTGTCTGCGATTGCCTGCCATGCCGCACCTACCAGCGTCCATGTGTACGCCTTCCCGTTTACCGTACCGGAGACATACACAATATCGGACGGGAGAGAGACGGTGATCTCCTGCGTGCTCATTCGATTGTGACCGAGATGACCATCGTTTTACCTGCGTCGACCGGGTTCGGCGTAATCGTCGCAGATTTGATAACGGGGACGGAGGTATCAAGCGTGACCGTGCGCGTGACCGTGGACACCTTGCCCGCCGCATCTGTCGCGGTGACGACGATGGTGTTCGAGCCTTCGGCAAGCGTGATCGCCTTCGTAAACGCGCCGCCCGTGCCGACCGTGACCGCGCCCTGATCGACGCCGTTTAACTTGACCTTGATCGTGACCGGCGACGAGGTCGCGTCGTTTGTCGTACCTGCGACGGTCAGCGACGAGTTATTTGTAATGAGGTTGTCCACCGGAGCCGTGATGTTGAGCGTCGGCGGGACGGTGTCGACCGTGTACGTCGTGGACTTCTGCGTTGCACTGTTGCCGTCGTGGTCTTTGCAGTCGACCGTGACCGTGTGGGAGCCGTCACTAAGGGCAGACGCTGGCGTGTACGTCACGCTGTATCCGTTTGTGACGGCCGTATTGGTCAGCGTCGCCGCTGCGACCGCTGTGCCGTCAAGCTTGACGACAAGCGACGTCAGATCAACGCCGGAGCCTTCCGCCTCGTCCGTGATGGTAAACACGACCGGCTGCTTGTTGTTGGACACATACGCACCGGAGGACGGGGAGACGATCGTGATGACCGGAGCGATGCGCTCTTTGACGTAGAGCTTTAAGCCCGAAAGCGTCGACGCATCTGCCGACGCGGTCGTGCCTGCCGTGTTGGTGGCCTCGACCTTGACGTTGTAGTACCCGCCGCTCTGGTTATAGGACGTCTTTCCGGGCGCTGTGATCGATGCCTCGTATTTGCCCGTTGACGAGTTAAGCGTCAGGGTATGCCATGTGCCATTAACTTGTGCGCGGACTGTTTTGATTGCCATATTTACACCTCGCCAGCGTAGATGTCGCCGGAGTAGTAATAGTACGGCTCAAGGATCTTGACCGCCTCCGTGACCTCTACGGATAATTTGGTTGCGCTGTTGATATTGACCGGATTCGGGGCAAAAGCCGCCGAAGTGATCTCAAAAATCTTAACGACGAAGCCCTCGCTTGTTTTTGCAGAGATCGTCGTCGGGTCGCTGTCGCCCTCGGAGTTATAGGCGACGAGCTTGTAGGTGTATGTGTTGTTGGGCTCGACGCTTGAATCCGTGTACGTCGTGCCGGTTTGTGTGGAGATAAGCGTCCCGTCCCTGTACAGCTTGTAGCCTGTACATTCGACCGCGCCCCACGCGAGGGAAAGGCTAAAATAGTCCTTTGCCGTCTGCCGGAAGTTTGCAGGAGCGTCAGGAACTTGCTTGTACAGCTCGAGGCAGGTAATTCGCGCGTAGCCATCGCCGGAGTGTCCTGTTTCAGCCGCCCCGCCGGGCGCGGTAAACGACGTGTTGCCCGCCTTGGTGCTGGCGTTGGTCAGATAATACGCCGCGCCGAGCAGATAGCCGCTCGGGGCGTTGGAGCCTGTCCAGACAAAGCCGGAACCACCACCGCCGCCGCGGTCGTCATCGCCGGAGCCGTCCGGGTAAGAGCCGCCGCCGCCGTACCATCCGCCGCCGCCTGCGCCAGCATAGCCGCTGCTCGCCGCCTTTCCCTCGCCGCCTTGGCCGAATGTTCCGGCGTTTCCGCTGCCGCCCGTGCCTCCGGCCGCCTGCGTGCCGCCGCCACCGCCTGAGCCGTAGCTTTGCGTCGCCGTGCCGCCCGTCTCGCCGCCTCCGTACATGCCGTTTTTGTTCGTCGCGCCGTCAGAGCCGCCGCCGCCCGCTACGATGACGCGGGCATACAAACTGTCTGTGCCGACGCGAATATCCGTCGCGCCGCCGCCGCCGTTGTATGTCGAGCGTTTGCCGCCGCCGTTAAAGCCGCCGTTTGTCTTGCCCGTATTGCCGGAGCCGCCGACGTAGACATACAGGGTGGTTTGCTTCTCGAGCGAGATTTCGCCGACGCTGTACCCGCCGAGGCCGCCGTAGGACGTGCTGCTGCGATAGCCGCCCTGCGCGCCCCAGCATTCCAGCTTGTAGCGGCCGGGCTTAAGGGTAACGGTTTGCTTTGCTCCCGTGTAAGCGTAGTTTGTTACTGTGCTCATTCGTTACGCACCTGCCAGCGTCAGGCTTGCGGCGACGGTGTTTGATAGCGTGATCTCCATTTTGGCGATATTGCCCGTCACGGTCGTGCCCCACGGTGTGGGGACGGTGACGCAATCGCCGAGGATTTCACCGTCAAGCACGATCTTCGCGTTGGCCTGATCTCGTTTTGCGTAGTAGTCATAGACGCGCTGCGCGGTCGTCTGGCCGATGGCCGGAGAGACAAGCGTCGCGTCAGTCACCTTTTTTTCGTTCGACTTCGTGTTTGCCGTGACGTTGGGATTTGTCACGGTATATACCGTCTGCGTGTCGGTGTACTTCTTTCCGCCGATCTCCACGCCGCCATTGGCGTCCTCGGCGTAGGAATGAGCGGTAACCGAAACCGACGTGACGAGCGCGTCCGTCGTGACCGTTGCGCCTTGGTAGGTTCTGCCCTCGCCGATGACCTCTGTTGTGTCGTCGAGGGTAAAGACGCGGATTTCGTACCCGCCATCCGTCGCCGCACACACGCCCCACGCAAAAAGCACCTGCTGCAAAGCAGCCCGCTTTGTCGTGGCTTGGATGATGCCGGAGAGGTTGACGTCCGCGACCGTGCCAAAGTCGACGTCGAAGTCGTCGCCGACGATCTCCGTAAAGAGTGTCTTGGCGGATTTTTCGGTGTAGACGCCGCCAGCAAAAGCCGCGTCGTCCAGCACGCCGAGCGAGTCCTTGCAGTCGATTTTATAAACGCTTGTCGACGATCTCGCGGACTGGTTGATGTAGTACACGCCGATAAGATGATTGTCCGTCCATGCCTCGACCGGCTGCTTCTCCTGAAAGAGATACGCAACATTCGCTCGGTTATCCAGTGTCCACGTCATGGTGGAGGTCGGCAGCTCGACGCCGACTGGGTGCATTTCCTGCACGATCTGGACGTTGCGCAACTCCTCCATGCCAAATTCGCGGATGACGCCGAAGACGATTCCGGTAAGCCTCGCATACCGCCGCGGCAGCCACGTTTTTTTGATCGTCAGGACGATCTTGTCAAACGCGACGACTGTCTGCTCGCAAAACTGAATATCGGACGTCACAGCAAAATCTTTGCTTATCTTTAGCGTCGTCCCCTGATACCACGCGATATTCACAAGCGACGGTCGGCCGGGAAAATCGGACATAAGCGTTACGCCGACGGACGAATACGCCTGCGAAAATGTGATCGTGATAACGGGCACGTTTTCAAAAGCGCAGTCTGCGCCGGACATGGCCGACGACCAAAAAGAAACCGTCTGTCCGTTATGGACGCCCCGTGAGCCGTCCAAAGCCCATTGATTTAGTTCCAGCGTAGCAAGCGCCGCTGTCGTGCCGTCGCCGACCAGCTCAGTGGGGGAGGAAAACCCATTTTCTGAGCTGGTGGCGACGGTCGCGTTACCCGCGGCTCCCGGCGCAATATCCTTGTAGACGATTTTTGATGTGCTCATGGCTTCACCTGCGCGTCCATCGGGACGAAGTTGATCTCGATCTCGTCCCATACGTTGGTGCCGTCCGCCGCACTTCTGAGCGAGCGCGTGCCGCTCGTGTAGTACGCCTGATATGAAATCGACTTCTGCCCGTCCGCTGCCTCAAGGGTGACGTAGTCGTCTACGCTGTGCTCGATGAGGTAATCCCACAGAGCGTCAAAGTCTGCGTTGCTCTTGCCGTTGAAAAACGTGATCTTGTGGCCGATGTACGTACCGATGATATCGCGGATCATCCGGCCGGACATGACGCGCCCGGCGTTGGAACCATCGAGGACGTTGAAGGATTCCTCGATGTCCGAGATGGCGACGGTGACGTCGAACGCCTTGCCGTTGATTTTGCAGTAGTTCATCCGTCACCCCTCCACCAGATTCACGCCGATGCGGCTTGTCTCAGCCTTATTGAGCTTGTACACGATGCGGCCGAGCACCTGCCCGTCAAGGACGAGCTGCGCTTCGGTCTGATTTCCGTAACCGCTTTCAGAGAGCGCCTGCCGGAAAGCCTGCACCATCGTGGAGAGCGGTGTCTCGATGTTCGTACCGCTTTTCTGGTCACCGAGCACGGCGAGAAATTCGCGGTTCGGCGGGATAACCGCACCTTGTGCGAGGCGGGGAAGCTGCACGTTGCCCCAGTCCGCCGTCGGGATGTTGACGCCTGGGATGTAATTGAGCAGCCCAGTCACACTGTTTACGAGGCTCGCAACGCCGCTCAAAATGAAGTTGATGCCGCTTTCAAGCGCACCGATAAAGCCGTTGACCATTGATTTCGCCTTGTCCGCCCAATAGTCGGACGTGAAGATTTTCGCGATATGCGCGTTCCAGAATGCCTTTATGGCATTCCACGCGCTGCGGATTTTATCGAGGATGAGGTTCCAGTTCGGCGCAATGGCCGCCGCCAAGCTCGCGCCGCCAGCGGCCATGAGGCCAAGGCCGAGCGGGATGCTCGCCCCGGAAAACGCGAAGATAGCGCCGAGGATAAGCAGCGATCCGCCGAGGACTGCTGCAAGCGCGCCAAGCGGGCCGCGCAGTAAGCCGACTACAGTCTGCCAATTTGCCGCGACACTCGCGCCAAGCCCAACCGCGCCAGCTGCAAGGAGTCCGAGACCGAGCGGGATGTTTGCACCCGCAAAAAGCAGCACCGCGCCGGTTACAAGAAGCGCGCCGCTTATCAGTGCAACAATCTGGGAAATCGGCCCTTTCAGCTTCGAAAGCATCGTGCTCCACTTCGGGGCAATTGCTGCCATCCCGGCGAGGCCAGCCGCAAGCAGCCCGAGGCCAAGCGGGATATTGGCACCGGAGATAAGCATGATTGCACCGACCGCAATCGCCGCCGCGCTGACAATCGTCACAATTGCGTTAATCGTCCCGCCGAGCGCGTTTGTGATTGCTTCCCACCGCGCCGCAACCGGGGCGGCAAGGAATGCTGCGCCGCCGATCATGAGTCCAAGGCCAAGCGGAATATTGACGCCAGAAAAAGCGAGGATCGCGCCGAGCGCCAGAAGCGCCCCGCCGAGGATCATCATGATAACTCCGATTTTTCCTTGCAAAAGCGCCTGTAGTTTGTCCCAGTTTTCGCTTATCACACTCCACATCGTAATAGCGCCAATCGCCATCATCCCAATACCGAGCGGGATATTTGCACCGGAAAATGCAAGGATTGCGCCGAGCGCCACGAGGCCAGCACCGACAAAAAGCCCAACGATCGCCCCAAGCTGGTCAGAGACCATACCCGTAAAGTCCGGCTGCGTGCCGGATGCGCCTCCGCCACCGCCCGAATCCTTGTCGCCGATCTGGTTGATCTCGTCGAAGGATGCAAGGTATTTTCCGGATTTTTTCGCAGCACTCCCGACGCCAGAAAGCGCTTGCTGCTCGTCATACAGATTTTTTGCCGACTCAGCATACGCGCCGACGGACGATCCGAGGATTTTTGCGACGAGCTGCGTAATCGCGTTGATAACCTGTGTGATGACGTTCACGAGCGTGGTAAAAGCCGGGATGACGATCTGAATAAGCGGCTGCGCTAGTGTCCGCAACGCACCTTTCAGTTTTGCGATGGACTGCATCGCCTCGTCGTTCGTCTGAATTGCTTGCCAAACGTATTCTTTGACGTTCCGCAGCGCTTTTGTGATGAGCGTAAAGACGAAAACGCGCTTTGCAAGCCCGGCAATTCGCTTCCAGAGCTTATTAAATCGCTTTTCAGCTTCTTTCCCGGCAGCGGAAAGGCTGTCCGTCTCCGCTGTCGCCTCAGCGACATTGCCGCCGAGGCCATCGGCTTCCGTCCGTGCGCCCGCGAGCCGCGCCGAGTATTCTCCCGCGTTCCGTTCGGTCGCCTCGAGCGCGCGCTCGCTGCGTGCAATCGAGGTTTCCAGCCGTTCGGACTCCCTCGCTGCCGCGTCAAACTGCGCTTGCAACTGCGAGACTTCCTGATTCTGCCTGTACAATGTGCCGCTATCTGCGTCGGCCGTGTTAAGCTCTTCCAGCTTTGCTTTTGCTTCGTCAAGCCGCCAGCCAATTTCGGACAATTCCTGCGACAGCGCGGACTTTTTGCCTCTTTTTTGGTTCAGGGCATCGTTGAGCTTCTGTGCTTCGGCTTTAAGCTCGTTGAGCTTCTGCTCTGCTTCTTTGTCATCGGCGTCGATTTGGATAACAAACGAACCGTCGAATCCTGCCATGTAATCACCTACCTGTTGCAAGTATGCGAATGTTGGTGTATGATGGGGCATACAGCAACATATTGGAGGGAAAGAGAATGAAAACCATTAAATGCGAATCCTGCGGCGCAGAGCTTGATAAAATCGCGCAGACGTGCCCGAACTGTGGTGCGCCGCTTAAGGCCGGCCGAAATCTCGTAGAGTGCCGCGCCTGTGGCGAGTACGTCGCAAAGAATGCGAAAAAGTGCCCGAATTGCGGCGCGAAGCACCCGAACAAGGCTAACCACACCGCATACACTATTTGCTCGGTGATCGTCGTAATAACCGTGATTCTTGTCGCCATCGCCGCATTTAGTGGAGGTTCCAGCTCAAGCGATGGATCTTCGCAAGGCGGAACGAGCAATGCAGATAAGCAAGCGCCGGAGTATGTCGCCATTGACGCCACCGCCCTGTGGACGGCATACCACGAAAACGAGGTAAACGCCGACAATCTCTACAAAGGAAAGCTCCTCGCCGTCACGGGCGTTGTGGAGGACATCGGGAAAGACGCCATCACGGACGCACCGTGCGTATCGCTTGAAAGCGGAAGCGATTTTGAGTTTTATCCAATCCAGTGCTTTTTTCCGAAAAACGGGAGCGAATCGGATCAGCTCGCCGCGCTATCCGACGGTGACACCATCACAATCTACGGAAGATGCACCGGGAAATCGGTATTTTACGTGCAGCTTTCCAATTGCAGCCTTTCCGCCGAATAACCCACGCCGCCCCAATTCGGGGCGGCTTTTCTATACCCATTTCCCGACGGTTTCGTTCTCTGCCGCCGTATACGATCGCTTGAAGTCGACGAGCTTCCGGTTCTGCTTATAAAATTCGCGTTCGGAATCGTCCAGCTTCTTCCCTTTCAGTTTCTTCCGCCGGATGCCGACAACCTGAGCAAATGTGCAATCCCCGATTTCCTGATACGCCGCAAGGAAGGTATACCAGTGAAGGTATTCCAGCGCGCGAATCTCTTTTCCAAGGATGCGGTTCACCGGCGCGACGATAAGCGGGAAATCCTGCTGCCAGTCCATTAACTTGGGCTGGCGCTTTGCATTTTCCTCCGACTCACCGCCGTTGATGAACGAAGTGCACTGTTTCAGCGCCTCAGAATAATCTTCTACCGGCATATCCGGGAAATCCGGGTAAAAGCACTCGAGTGTTTCGAGCGCCTTGTTCTCGCTATCGAGCTCCGGGTCAGAAAGCGCGGAAATAATATCGAGCACGACCCGATAGTCGGAGCGGATCGCATATCCCCGGCCGTTGACGGTTACGCTCGTCGGCAGCTCGTAGGTCATTTGTGATACTTGGCGGAGTATTTACGGATTCGCGGAGACTGCGCTTTCTGCTCACGCGCAAACGCGCTGTCCGTCTCGTCCATCACCGCGAGCATGAGGTTTGCCCACACTGGAAGCCCGTCCGCAAGCGCGTAAACGTTCATCTCGCCAAAGAGCGGCGTGCAGACATCCTGCTCGAATGTCTCGTTGATGATGTCGCGCATCTCCGTGTCGAGCTTGCGAGCCGTCGTGAAAATCTCGCGCGTGCCCTTGTTCTTCTCGGCCTCGGCCTTGTAGTCCTCCTGCTTTTTGTCGAGCGTATCGAAAGCATTGAAAAGCCGCTCAACGAACGTGCTATCGGTAGGGTTGAAGCTGACTTCGCACGCACCGTTGAGGTTGTACGTAACTACGCCAGTGTCGAAATTCAGGTCTTTCATGCGGTTCCCTCCAAAGAATTAGGGCGGCTATGCCGCCCTTTTTTAGCCTGCCGTAAACGTCACAGTGCCATCGGAGACCGACGCCGTGCCAGTGGCGCGCGTGCCGCCATAGGTGACATCGATCGGCATACCGATATTGCCGCCGCCCTCACCACCGAGGCCGGACGGCTTGACAGAGCACGCCGAATAGCGCTCGGCGAAAACGGCCGTGTCCTCCGTGCCTGCGTACAGGTGGACGATCAGCATGTCGAGGTTTGCGAGTGCCTGCGCGTTCTGATCTTTGATAGCAAGGTTCCAGATTTTCTCCTGTGCCTTGTCGCCGGAATCGAGCTCGCAGGGGTCAAACGTCTGCGTGATGGTCGGCTTTTTGAGCGTGGTGTAGGTGTTGCCAAAGATGTCCTGCTTGGACTCTTCGCCCCAGTCAAGTTCCTCACTCGAGTCCTCGACACGCTTGCCGATCGGCGACCACACCGGTTCACCGCTCGCGCCCGTATTGAGGTACGCGACCAGCAGTTCGCGGGCTACGGTCTGGCCTGCGGTCGTGTTAAAGGTAAGATCAGCCATGTTAAATCACCTCATATGTCAGTTTCATTAAAATTTGGTAGTCCTCGTAGCCGTCTTCGTAGGCGGCAAACTTGGACGATTGCGTTACCGGCTCAACCTTGATCGCCCGCACCCCGTCACCGAGGCTCGGGACGTTCTCGCGCGCCCAGTCACCAAAGCGATTGAGCAGTGCGTCGGCTTTGAGCCGTTTGTCGTTGCTTTTCGCCGGTTTGAGCCGGTAAATGAGCTTAAATTGGTATTCGGCCTGATGTCCGCCGAGGATGTACCGCCTTGTGATGTACGTCCCCTGAATCGTCGAGAGCGCCATCCCGGTCTCGTCGCCCGTAGCCGAGTCGACCTCGAGGTACTCGTACCGGATGACGGAGACGGGCTTGTCGGGGAAGCCGTTGGCCCACGTCAAAACCTTCCGGGAAATGTCGTCGACCTCCGCGGCGGTCACAAGCTGTTTCGGTTTGTTACTTTCCATCCGTCATCACCTTCGCGGCCACTCGGACCCATTTTTCGAGATTTTCGGCTTTGGACGCCTCGAACCAGTGCGATTGTGCCTGCCCGTGCATACTCGTGTTGAAAACGAGATTTTTGTCCGTCAGTACCTTGTGCTGCCCTTTCGGGGCGTAGGAGCTGCCGGTGTTCGGGTCGACCATCAGCTTGCCGTAATACAAATACCTTGCATACGGCCCGGGGTAGACGATCTGGTTCCCGACGACGCGCGTCCGCTGGCTCATGCTCCCGGTCAGCGCCGGAGTGTACGGCTCTGTGTCCTTATGCACCTGCACGGCGACGGCGTGCTCGGCCTTTTCCTTGTTCGTTTTCAGCGCGGCGACAATGGGCGCAGAGTCAAACTTGATTGTGAAAGTCAGCACTACACGCCACCGACTTCCCAATGCGCCATGTCTCCGCCGACGTCTTTCTCGTCGACCTTGGAGACGTCATACACGCCGTCGTAGTACGCCTCGATCTTCTGCGCCGTCCAGTCTGGATGCACCGCTTCGCCCTTTACAAAAAAGGTGCTGCGGTTTGCAGTCAGCGTCCAAATCCCGCTTTTGTCGTCTGCACGCCAAAACTCCACGGGGCCGACGTATTTCTTCGCTTCGCCGGTAACGCCGTCAGTGGCCTTTACGTCCATCGGGATATAGAGCGTTACCGCGTCAGCGCCCTCCAAGCCGCTTTTGGTGACGTTGGAGCCTTTGGACGCGTCGAGGTACACGCCCTCCAAAACGGTAATAAAATTGCGCAGCACCGGTTCAAATCCGGTGTCTGCGATTTCTTCCGTTTCGGTGTTATAGATGGTAACAACATGGGGGAACATCGTCTCCACACGCGCACCCCCTTCCGCGGTACAAAAGGCCGGTCGTCAGGAGATACCGGCTTGCGATCAGATACAGCCCTTTTTCAACCTCTGCCGCCGTCGCAAGAGCACCGGAAGCAGTGTCCGCGCCGCTCCTGTATGTCCTCGACCAGTTTCCCACCGACTGGCTTTGCAGTTCAGAGCCGTCCTGCATGGAGTCAAGGCTCTTTGTCGCCGCCGACTTCGCACGCTCGACGTCCGCGTATGCGTCGATCAGAGCGCAGCACGCCATCTGCACGGCGTCGAGGTCGGCGTTTTTTGCCGCTTTGCCGAGGGTGATGTAGTCGAGGTAGGAGCTGGCCCGGACGGCCAGACGCCCGAAGTCAGACTCCGGCATCTGGCCGTAATACGTGCCGACGTAGTAGTCGTAGGTCGCGTATACCATTGGGTCAGCTCCTATCGGTTACGAGCCGACCGTGACAGTCGCAGTGCCGGCCGTGGTGCCGTCCTGCTTCGAGGTCGCCGTGACCGTGATAGACGAGCCGGTTTCGTTCGATGCGACGGTAAGGACGCCGTCCTCAGAAATGCTCGACTTCGCGCCGCTCTGCGTCCACGTCACCGCATCGGAGACAATGCCATCACCGGCAACAGAGGCCGTGAACGCCTGTTTCGCGCCCTTGTTGACCGTAGCCGTCGCGGGTTTGACCGTGACCGTGGTGACAGTGCCGCCCTTGCCGTAGACGGAGAACGGGAACGGGTTCTCGATGTCGGCGTTGTACGCGTTGATCGGATTCGCGATTTCCCAGCCGAGGCGCATAACCGCACGCAGGGCAACCATGTCGTTCTGCATGAGGTTGTAGGTGATCGCCTTGGTGTTGGGATCCTGAATGACGCCCTCGGTGAAGATCTTGAACGTCATGTCCTGGCGGATTGCGTAGACGAGCTGCGACCAGTCGCCGACGATCATCTGCGCCTGAGACGGGTCGAAAGCGCCGTTCATCGGGAAATACATGTCCATGCCGTCGAGGCCGTAGCGGGTAGCGCCCTGCATATCGGACTTGAAGATCGGCTGGCCGGTCGTGTCCTTCAGGCCGCGGAGCTTGCCGCGCATCTGGATTGCGGACATGACGCCGTTCGGGTTGAAGCCGTCGAGCTCGACCTTGGAGATCAGGCCATTTTCGCCCATGATGTCGGTGTAGATGTCCGAGGTAGTCGGGACGCCGTTGCCTGCCGCAATCGCAGACGGAACGACGCCGTCGCGCCACGTGCTCGGCTTGTTGGTGCCGAAAAGGATCGCGGCGTCGATGACCTTGCCGAACGCCTCGTTCAGGCGCGGGCGGACCTCGCCCCAGATGTCGTAGTCAGCGTCGTCAAGTGCCGCCTCCGGGATGGGGACGATGACGGCGATTTCCTCGGCATAGATTTTCTTTTTGTCCCACGCCATCTTCGTGGTCTGCTTCCAAGCATCGCCAGCGCCGGACTCGGTCGCCTCACCGTTGACGAAGTACGCGGACGGGAGAGCGTCGAGGACGTTGATGGTCTGGGTCTTGGACGACATATTCGCCAGGCGGCGGCCCATACGGAGGACGGCCGACTCAGCGATAGCGCCCTGCATGATCTCTCGGGTTACCGGCTCCGGGATGAGGCCGGAAAGTGCGCTGCGGTCGATAGTAGCCATTTAATAACTTCCTTTCCTTATTTGAGTGCGCCGCGGATAATGCTGTTCATCGCGGCATTGACGGTTTCGGTTTTACCGCCGTCTCCGGCGGGTGCTGCCCAGTCGAACGTGACCTTTTTGCGGCTTGCCGTGAGCTGGTCGACGGCAGCCTCGAAGGTGGTCTTGTCGTCCACCATCTTTGCGGCTTTGTACGCGATAAACTCCGCGTCCTCGCCGGTCAAGCCCTTGGACAGCACGTACTTGTCGCGCTTGAGTTGCTCAAGCTCTGCCTGCACGGCCGTCAGGGCGGCTTTGCTGTCTGTGAGTTCTTTCTCGCGTTTGGCCTGTCGCTCCTGCTCGGTCTGCTGGCCGTCTTTCCACGTACGGTACGCGGTCAGCTCTTCTTCGCTGGGCATTCCCTTCATCGCCTTTGCAAGGCGCTTGCCGATCATGGCGTCCACTTCCTCCTGCGTGAAGGTCTTCGCAGGGGACGGCTCCGGCGTATTGGCCGGGTTCTGTTTCTCGATAGGTTCGCTCATTTTTTGTACCTCCGTTTTTTGTCAGGGCCGTCGCCCCGCGGTTTAACGCCTCTCGGCGATATAGCAAAAGGGCCAACCGCCGAAGCGGTCAGCCCTTTTTGACTTTAAGGATATTTAAGGTTTTACGATCGTGATAATATCGGTCGCAATCTTTGCGATTTTCTGCATTGCGCTGTTTTCGCTCAGGTATTGCGCACCTTTCAGCGTGATTCGGACGTTTTTGACGTCGGCATACTGATTGCCGAGGATGTCCTTCCCGACTTTCGCGCCCGTGATATACTCCTCATCAAGAAGCATTTGGATAACGCTCATCCACTCATCTTCTGGGACATCAAGCGCCGCGGGGCTGATGATCTGCCCCATATAGTCGGCTTTCCTCTTGTGCTCGAGGCTGTATAGGATTTTATATGCGATTTGCAGTGTGCTCATTTCAGCACCTCAATACTTTCGATCTCGTCCGGGTAAAAGGATTTAATTTCGCCGCTGTCGAGTTCAATGTCCATGCAATCCTGCGTGCCGTCTATCTCCTCAGCGTCTAAAACCATAACGACGTTCCCGACGAACTCGATTCCGTTTTCTGTCTTGAGCTTTATGCGGGGCAGCGAATTTGCATAATCCCAGATATTAACCATGTTGCTCCTCCTTCGGAATCGTCGGAACTATGTGGGTTCCTTTTTTCGCATATACGATCATGATTCGCTTTGTGTCGTGGAAAGCATTATTTGCGTAATATTTCCCAATCGCTCTGTCTAAGTTTCTGTACTCTCTGATTTCCATCGGCGCGTTTAACGGCATCTTGACCGTAACAGTGCCTGTGCAAGCGTACTTATCGACGATCTCCTGCGCTTCCTGTATGCTGACGGACAAAATGCTTTGTGGCGTTTGCCCTTTCGCGAGCCGGGCAGCCTTATACTGCTCAAACTGTGGCGTTCCTTCGATGTGCCGCGCCTGGACCTGCGGGCGGATCGCTGTGGAGACTTCCCCGCTCGCGATTCTTTCTTTCAGTATAGCAGTGTTTTTGCTATTTTGCAACGCCGCTTGCTTCGCTGCTTCTTCACGCGCGGATTTTATCGAGCGTGCCTGAATCTCCGATGCCTCGTCAGAGTGCCGAGCTTCCATCCGCGCCCGCTGCTCCGGCAGCTTCGCGGCTTTGCTGAAATCTTTGTACTTCTGCGTCAGCCGTCGAGCTTTGATGCTCGCGGCCTGCGCTTCGTCTTTAAGCCCGGCCTTTTCAAACGCAATGGCGCGGCGCTTCTGCTTGCGGATGCTGTTTTCCATCCGGCGCTGCATCTGCGTCGCCTCATATGCGGAGTAGTGCTTTCCGTCATACGTCACGTCGTGTCCGTCGTCGATATGTGCAAGCTCCTCGTCGGTGTAGGTGCGCTCGGAGACGCCAGGGATAAACGGAAAGCGCCGGTGCTTGCAATTAACCCCTTCGAGGCCGTCGACCTCGCCGAGGCCGCACACCTTGTAAATGCTCGGGTAGATGTCGCCCGTGCGCTCGCTGTACACTCTTCCCTGCCAGTCCTTGTGAGACGACCATGGAGACGGCCCCGGCTTGTCGCGCGCGCCGGAGTGCGCGGACACCTCAAAATAGTGCGTGCCGAGATATTCGGCAGATTGCACAGTGTATTTGTCGCAGAGCTGCGACACGCCCGTCATCACCGCCCGCCGAACGGCGACGTCGACCTGCTCCGTCCTGCCGCTCTCGTATGATACAACGCGGAGCCCGCTGTCGGCGAGCTGCCGGACAGCGGAGGAAATCGCCTGATTATACCCCGTCGTTCCGCTCTCGATTTGCAGCACGGCGTTATCCAACGCCCATTGGTGCGCCTTGGCCGGGGCAAGCGTCGTGCGCCCGCCGTCCACCACAAACGCCATGGAGCGCGTGAGATTGCGATACTCCCCTAAAGTCTGGCGGCGGATCGCGTCGATCTCTGCCTCGCCGACGAGAAATTCCGGCTGCGTGAGCGCCGCGAAGTCGATGAGATCAGTGTAGTACGTTTGATTCCGCGCCACGACGTCAGAAATCAGCTCGTCGAGCTTCTGTTCGCCGATGCCGGTTTCCTGCTGGATGGCCTTTTTGATCTCGTCAAGGTCAACGCCCTGTGCGCGTAAAGCTCGGATGTGCTGCACGGTTACCTCATTGAGCCGGTCGGCCAGATCAAGGCGCGAGCAGATACCGGATAAGAGCGTCAGCTCGAGGCTGCGGAAAAGCTCGGCAAGCTCCTCCGGGAGCGAGTCGAGTAACGCAGGAGTAAACGGGTATTTCTGCATCGCCCGTCACCTCACTCCGTCTCGCTCTCGCCCTCGTCGGTCATGTCCTCGGCCTTCGGCAGCGCCGCCTTGGCCGTCGCCTCGTCTTCGTTCATCCATTTTGCACGAAATTCCCAGTCATTCATGATTCCGGCAGACAACATCTGCATATCCCGCGAGAAATTCGTCGTGTCGTCTTCGATGATTGAGTCGTCGAAGTCGATGGAGATTTCGACGTTTTCATCGAGGCCGAGGCCCATTGCGGCATTGCCCAGCCGAAGGATGATCCGACAAAGCTCGTCGAGCGCTTGCTCGAGGATAATCTCATGCTTTTTGATCGTCCGGAAAAGCGTGGAATTTTCTGAAATAACCTGCGTGGCCGTCGCGATGCTGCCGCCGTCGAAGCGGTAATACGTCTCGCCGAAACCGCACTTGCTCGACAGGATGTTGAGCTGATCCTGAATGCCTGTGTTGTGCTCGGCCGTGCGAAGCGTCATATCAATAGGCGTGATCGCCGAGTCATTGACGACGTCCTCAGGGAGGACGTAGAAGACGACGTCGGACGGGTCGAAAACCGGCTCGCCGTCGAGGAACTTACTTGCGGACGGCTTAACCATGATGCGCTTTTTGCCGAGGACAAATTCGTTGACGTAGCTGTCGTAGGCGATGTCCACGCCCTGCATCACGTCGATGGCGTTTGCGTACACCGAGATGCCTGTCGGCAGCAGGTAGTTGTAGTTGTTGGCGATGTTCGGCCGATCAATTACAAACTGCCGCCGGTCGCTTCCGGTGTGGACGACCGGCGGGATGCGTTCAAAGCCCGCGACGTTGGCAAGCTGCTCATCCGACAGAAGCTCGTTATCGTATCGGTAGATGCGATTCTCGATGATATACAGTCCGTCCGTGCCCTTTTTGTGGATTTGCAGATAGGCGTAGTCCTTCCCGTCGCGCGTCACAACGGACGAAAAAGCGCACTCGCTGATATAGCCGTTGCTCCACGCCAGCGGGTAAATATTCTCAATCGTTACGTAGTCGATCGCGATTCCGGACGCGTTGCCGGGGATGATCTCGCCGCCCTCGCTGACTTCCTGCCCCACGACGCGTGGGATGTACGCGACCGTGCCGAGTGCGGATTTCATTTCCTGCATCTCGTTTGCCCGGACGGTAAAGTTATTCTCCGTCAGGATGCGGTCGACAAATTCCTGCTCGCGCTGGCCCTCCAAGGTGATCTGTACCTTTTCGTTCATCAGGAGGTTCGCCCAATCCTCGCAGAGCTTTTTGCCCATGCCGAGCGAATAGCGCTTGCACGCGACGATACTCGCGCCGTTGCGCACGCGGTACGAGTGGAAGCCTTTGACTTTGCCCTGATACCAGCTTTTCCATTCGGCGACTTTGCCGTAAAACGCTTCTGGGATCGTGGTATATCCCAGCTCTGTTAGCTTTTGTACAATTGAATTGCTCATGCTACACCCCAGTACTTTGCTTCCCCGGCTTTTCTCGCCGCAGCAGCTTCTTCAAGCGTGTTAAATCTTCCCAAATGGATTTTCTTACTATCTACGTAGATAACTGCCCTATACTGGCCTCTATCCATGTGGACGCCCTTAACCCCAACTTTGTTGTTTTTTTGGATTCGCTTGTTCCTCGCCTGCTCCGTCCACGTTGCCCATCTGCAATTTTCTGGGGAGTAGTCGCCATCACAATTGATCCTGTCGATGCTCAGGCCATCTTCGTATCCGTGAGATAACGCCCAATTGAGAAATGGCGCAAACGTGGTGCTCCACTCGTCGCAGACATGAATCCCGCGTCCTCCGTAATCTGGGTAATCTTTGCACACTTCGTTGTTGCACCTCTGCTTTAATCCTTGCCAGATTTTGAAAAGCCTCGGATTTTCTTTTTTTAATCCGGTTCGCCTCATGCGATTACCCCCATTCTCCGGTATAGCGGCTCAAGCCCGTATCTCGCTGCGGAAATCACGTGGTCATTTGCATCAGGATAGCCGCTGATGATCTCGCCGTCCTTGTTGCGCTCATACTCGTAGCTCACAAACTCGTCGCAAGCGTGCGGCGTGCGGCGGCGGTCGATGACGATCTTTCGCCGCGCTAAGTACTTCATCGAGTAATCAAGCGAGCCAGGGCCTTTTGCGGCGCTTTTTGCTGGAAGGCCCATCGCCCGGAAGTCCGCGACGCTCTTAGGCTCAGCACTATCGCAAAAGATGTATGCATCCGTATATCCTTTATCCAATATCCACTGTGCCGTTTCGGCATTGCTTTTCTTGTGGCAGTAATACTCGTCGAGAAAGTAAATGGTATTCCTCGCGCTGTCATATGCCATCCGGATAAAGGCAAATGCGTCCGGGTAATATCCCCAGTCCACACCCTGATAGATATGATCGAATCCCGCGATCTCCTCGTCCGTGATCTCTCGCAGCTCCAAATTCTCAAAGACGTTGCCGCCCGTGCCGACCGGAATGCCGAGATACTCGTGCTGATACGCTCGCTCGTCCGTCGCCTTTAAGTGCTCGGCCTCGGCGATGAACTGCTCGCCCAGCCACTCGCGCGGCGCTTCAAGGTATGTCGAGCTGTGGCAAAGCCGGTCGACGCGCTCCTCGAGCGAGTCTTTGTTCGCCCAGTTATCGCGGCTAATCGGAGGGTTATAGCTCTCGAAATTCCAGTATCTTTCCCCGCCGCGCATCGTGGACTGTAGGATCGTACGGATTTCCGCGCGCCCAGCAAATTGGTCCTTCTCCTCGAAGTGCGTGATGGCGATGTACCCGAAGGGCACCTTGATGGACTTGATCTTCATCGGGTCATCGGCTCCGCGAAACATGATCTTCTGGCCGGTCGGCTTGTAGATCAGCTCCATCGGGCTGACTTTGGCTTCCCAATATTCCGCAACGCCTAACTCCCCGATTGCCCAGATGTACTGTGCATACACGCTGTCGCGGATTGTATTTGCGACCTTGCGCAGCACCAGAGCGTGGCAATTGCGATTCTGCTCCTGCATCAGCAGGAGAGGCACGAGGATAGACACTGTCGAGGATTTCAGCGAGCCGCGGCCGCCGCTAAAGTCGTAGTGGGTGTGATCGTGCTGGACGACGTCGCGTGCCACACTGTAAAAGGTGGGGCCGATGATCTGCGATAGGCGCACCTCAGACATCGACGACCACCTGCACATTGTCGACCGTGAGCTTTGTCCCGCTCGACTCGCGCCATCCGAAGTTGCACGACAGCGTAAATTTTGCGCCTGTCGCGCCGTCTTTGTCGTAGAGGCGGGACTCGGCGTACTCCTCGCATCTGGCCTTCGCGCGCGTAATTGCGTCTACAAACTCTGGGCGTTCTTGGTAATTCAGCAGCGCCTGTCTACCCGTAAAGCCGAGCGCAAGCGCAAGCCCCGTCACAGTCGGCGGGTGCGCATTGATAAGCACAGGCTGGCTATACTTATCAAAGAATGGGTTGCCGTCCACATCTCGCAGCGGCTCGCCTTTGCAACTATCGAAATACTCCTCGATTGCCTTTTCCATTGCCGCGACGCTTTTGTACTTTCGCGGCCTACCTCCCGGATGTGCCATGCGCTCGCCTCCTCACTTGTAAAGTAAGAGCGCCGTCGGTCTCCCGCAGCGCTCTCGATACTAGCATTATATACCATTGACTTGGCTCTGTTAGGCCAACTTTTCTATTTTCTCGCAGGAATTGCAATT